TCAATACTTTGCGGCGTTGTCGACCCGCTTGCCTGCGTTCTGCGTGGCGTCAACGGTACCAGCCGCGTCCTTGCCCATACCGCGAATGGTATTGCCGCAAGAAGACAGTGCGGCAGCAGTCAGGGTCACAGCGACAATCGCAACAACAGCTCTTTTCATGGTCCAACCTCTCCGGCGTTATTGATAGCAGCGTAGATAGGGCGTTCCATGCAGAGGACCATTGCTCTCACGCTACACTCGGTGAACGATCTCGTCGCGCTGAATCTGCGTTCCGATACGCGGTGACGCTGCGCCGCTTGTCGCAGCACCCGAAAACTCGGGCCTATGACATTCCATCAGGTAGAGCGCGATGTCACCCCGGCACGCATCCTCGAGAACTTCGACCTTATAGCCGCAAGGCAACGGTCTATTCTCCCTTGACTGGCTCACCAAAAAGCTCTGAAAGCTCGTCGAATGTTTCCGAGACGCGGTAGGCCTGCCAAGATTCGATTTCGTTGTCGCTGCCTGCCTCCTCGGCATAAGCGGCGAGGGCTGACATGATGCGGATTTCTAGCCCTAGCGTTCTGACTGCCGATTGGAGTTTGTCGCGAGCGGTCATCGGCGCACCTCTCCGAAAGGATAATGATCGCCTCTCGGATCGGAATAATAAAGCAGGCCGGCGTCTTCGCGTGTCACCCCGCTCGTTTTCTCTATGTACCGGGTGACCTGGATAAGGAGGCGGTCTAGGTTGCGAAATAGGTTCGCCCCGTCGAGGTCGTTGACATAGTTCGCCACCAGCGTATCCGCATGTGACCGCGCAACGCCAAGTTGGTACAGCGCTGCTTCCGGCGTGCCGGCGGTGTGGAATGAGGCTTCCGTCTCAAGCTGTGAGATCCTCTCTGCGAAAATTTCACGCTCGATGTCCTGATGGTTCTCGTCGGCCTGACGCCAATCTCGCATCGAGCTTACCGCGACCGCGGTGATTGCCTCGGCCGTTATATCGTTGCTAACCATGTCCAGGCTCATTTTGGATCACTCCGTTGCGTCTGCTTTCATCTCATGCAATACCTGGAGCATTAAACGAGCCCTGAGGCATCGTCAATACCTGAGGTATCAAAAATGTTAACAAGTGAGCAGGTGCGTGCCGCTAGAGCGTTACTCAGGTGGGAGCAGAAAGATTTGGCCGACGCGTCCATCGTCTCGCTGCCTTCGATAAAGCGCCTAGAGACTCAGCCCGGTGCGCTTTCGGCACAACCCCGAACCGTCGTTGCCATCCGTACCGCGCTTGAGTCGGCTGGTATTTTGTTCATAGACCAGAACGGGAACGGGCCCGGCGTCCGCTTGCGCGATCGGCAGACTTGACCGCCCTCAGCCGCGCCGATAGCTTCTAATTGCGGCGGCCACCCGCAACACCACAAGAGGAGACAACGCGCTGGAGGCTGGCATTCGTGCCGGCGGCCGATGTGTTTTTTGTGGAGTTTGTAGATAAATGCCTCTGAATCTCATCCATAGGAAAGACTCCCCAAATTGGTGGATTCGCGGCAGCGTGCGCGGCATCGCGGTCAACGAGAGCACCAAGGTTACCGACCGCGAAACCGCCGATATCATCCGTATCGTCCGTGAGAAGACCCTGCTCGACGAGAGCATTTTCGGTCGAAAGATCGATGTCACCTTCAATGACGCCGCGGATTCATATCCGCAAGGCGGCGGATCCACGCGTTTCCTCGATCGTCTACGTGCCGCACTGGGCTCGAAATGTTGAGAAGGCTCCGGCAAGCTGACCTTGATGGTATAGCCAACTCGCTCTACCGAGGCGGTTCTGCGGAAATACGCAACCGGCAATGCTACACGCCCTTCATCGCCTTCTGGAACCAACTCAGCAGCTCGATTGGATCTGCACGCCGGCGCCTCATGGCTGCCTGTAATCCGATCGGCGACATCAGCCCCTACACCGCGCGCCACACAGTCTCTATGCAGCTCGTCATCAACGGCGTGCATTCTCACATCAAAGATCAGATCCTCGGCCATTCGGTCGATAGCATGTCGCGCCACTACACCAGCGTGCCGCAAGCACCTCTGATCGAAGCCATCAACACACTGCCAGTTCCACCCGTTTGGAAGGACCTACCTTGGTGGGATGATCCGCTCACGTGGTCGCGAAAGCATATTAGGTGGTAACCATGAACGCCCCTCGCCTCAAAGGTCTCGCCAAAATCCGCAAGACCCTCGCCACCGGCAAAACCATCACCTACTGCTACGCCTGGCGTGCCGGTCCACTCCTCAAAAACAAAATTGGCGAGCCGATCCAACCGGATGATCCTGCCCTCCCCGCAGCTTACGAAGCCGCACACGAGGCTCGCCGCAATCCTCAGACAAACGACCTCGCGATGCTCATCACTCGTTTCAGGAAGTCCACAGATTTTACCGCAACTGCGCACGATACCCAACGCGAGTACAACCGCTATCTTGACCAGATCCGCGAGAAATTCGGATCGATAACGATCGAGGAACTGCAACGACCCATGACGCGGGGCAAGTTTAAAGAATGGCGGGACAGCCTCGCTCGCACACCCCGCGCCGCGGACTACGCATGGATGGTTTTGGCTCGTGTTCTATCTGTTGCGAAGGACCGAGGCACGTTGGCGGTAAACATCTGCGAGCGTGGTGGAAGATTGAGCCGAGGCGGGCGGGCGGAGAAAATCTGGACTGATGCGGATATCGCCCGTTTCGACGCTGTGGCGCCGGCCTACATGCGGCTCGCACTTTTGCTGGGTCTTTGGACTGGGCAACGCCAAGGCGACCTCCTCCGGCTTGCTTGGACGGCCTACGATGGCACATCGATCAGGCTCAAGCAAAGCAAGACCGGCGCGCGTGTAACGGTGCCGTTAGCTGCGCCGGTGCGAGCGGCACTCGACACCCTCGGCCGTGAAGGAAAGACGGTCCTCCTCAACTCTCGTGGGCAGCCTTGGACCAAGGCGGGATTTCAAACGAGTTGGAGAAAAATCTGCGAGAAGGCCGGCATAAAGGGCCTGACGTATCACGACCTCAGGGGTACCACGGTGACGCGTCTCGCTCTTGCCGGATGCACAGTGACCGAGATCGCTGCGGTTACTGGCCACTCGTTGAAGGACGTCGACCGAATTCTTGACGTGCATTACCTAGGAGGACGGGAGGAGCTTGCTCGACGCGCGATTGCGAAGCTGGAGGCGGCTGAGGAAACGGAAGAATAGTCGTTGAGAATTGCCGGCGTAGTGAAATACGGCTCCGGCCGCACGCTTGGGAACTATCGCGACTTGCGGGTGTTCTGCAGAAGTCACGAGGGCAACGTCCCCGTCCCTCACGTTGAAGTCCGCCCAATCGAACTTCTCGCCCTCGTGACATTGCCATCAAATCATTGACACCCCCACCATTACTGGCAACTTAAGCTAGGCGAATCTTCGCCGGGGTAATGGGGAAACTATGAAGACCAAAATTATACTGCTGGCGCTCGCGCTGGCCCTTTCCGCGTGTGCAAAGCGCCCGGATGCAATAGTTCCGGCAGACATTCCAATGGCTGCATACACGCATCTCAACTGCGAACAGCTTGCTCAGGAATATATGAAGGAGCAGACCAACTTGACGGCTGTGTCGAAGGCTCAAAGCGATGCCGCAACGGGCGACGCCGTCGGCGTCTTCCTCGTAGGCGTTCCGATGTCATCGACTTTCGGCGGAGACAAGGAAGGCCAGGTGGCTGTAGCGAAGGGCAAGGTTCAGGCGATCCAATCAGCGATGACCAGCAAGGCCTGCAACGTTCCAATTGTGCCGCCAACGAAGGCAAAGAAGACGACATAACATGGGGCGCTTCGGCGCCCCATCTTTTGATCTGAGGATGCTAATTTGGCGCGGGCTACCGCAACATCATCGCAATTAACCCTGTCTGATAATCGCCGACGAACGCTCTTCCCCAGATCCGCCTTGGAGGCCTAAATAGAACGAACCCGCCACCGGACTGCAAACCAGTGACGGGATCTAACCGCCCAACACATATGAGGTGTTCGATGGCTTACCAATATGTAGCGAGCAATCGTTACGTCATCAATAATGATGACGTCTATCCTAAACATGCCAGAAATTTCAGAACCTTCCGCGAAGCCGCTCAGAGCTACCTCGATCACGGTGGCCAAGGTCGTTATATGGAGGCGCTGGTGGATTTGATCGGCGATAGGCCTGTCTCGTCGATCACACCTTTCGATATCAAAGAGGCAGCGCTCAGCATTCTTCCAGACCGAAAGAACGCCACCCTCAACCGATGCGTCCTGACGCCGGCTCGATCGGTGATCAATCACGCCTACGAGCGAGGCTGGTTCAACCTGATTCGGATCAAGCGCCTCAAAGAGGAGAAGCCCGTCCGAAGAGGATACGCTACACCAGTGTGGCTGTACCTGTTCTTCCGACAATGCCGGGTCGACGGCCTCCCTCACGTAGCCGCGCTGGTACTTTTCATGGCACAGACCGGTGCGCGCGTGTCAGAGGCCCTGCGGCTGTCGTGGAGCAATGTGAACCTTCATAAGCGGGAAGCCCTCCTGGTGAGAACGAAGACAGATACTAACTCCATCAGGGCGCTCACGGACGAGCTAGTGACGAGGTTCACCGAACTGCAGTATCTGCACAGCCCTGCCCCCGACGACCCGATTTTCGTCATCACCAACCGTCACAACGTCAACGACCGGCTAAAGGCGATCTGCCGACGCGCGGGGATCGAATACAAGCCGGCTCATACATGTAGCCGCGTGACCTACGCCAATATGGCCATGGATCTCGGCGTCGACGTGAAGACCGCAATGGCTGGTGGTGGGTGGGTGGGTGAGTTCGCCGATCTTCCTCGATATATATGTTAGACCTCGTCAGAACGCCGGCCGCGTCGTGGCGGATCGCTTCAACCAGTTGAGCTTTGGCGGTATGGTTTAGCGAAATTCTTCGCACCCAAAACAAAAATAGCGCCCTCCGCGGTGAGGCAGAGGGCGCTTGACAGTTCTCTAATTTGAGAACAAATAAAGAACATGACCGACCGAAATTTCTTTCAGGCCTTCGAAAAATGGTGGGAGGCGTCGCCAGACCGGCTCCCGACGAAACGAGCGCGGGACCGCGCACGAGACGCGTTCCTTGCCGGCTGCCGCGTGGCGACCGAGCCGAAGCTCTATCGTTTCCAGGCCGGACAATGGGTGGTTACCGTTAAGGCTCAGACGGTGGGCGAGGCTAGAAAAGAAGCCATCCGAACACTTGATCGTCGTGCCGAAAAGATCGGGGCTGATCGGCCGGAGAGAGGATGGCAATTGTCACAGGTGATGCCATGAGCCTGCCCACGTTAAAGGACTACAGGGCCGATACGATCGACATGTCCTGCAAGCGATGCGACCGATACGGCATCCATGACCGGAAGGCACTTGTGAAGAAACTCGGCGCCGCTACGACCTTCGTCGAGCTACGCCGAATCCTCGCGATCGGTTGCGACCGTCGCGGAACGGATGGCTGCCAAGCTCATTTCCCTTGCCTACTCTCCGCGGACATCTTGATCGAGAAACGCAAATGAGCGACGAAGACAGAACCGCCCGTGCAGAGGCAGCCATCCACCAAGACCACTATTGCGACGCCGACGGCTGCAAGAAGTGGGGCTGCTACGGCTTCGAGGAAAGTCGTGCCATCACCCTCTGGTACTGCCCAGAGCATCAGCCGGCCGTGTATCGCGGGTTGAAGAGGCATGGCCATGCAAGGCTTGAGGCGGCTGAGATCGCAGACAGCCTATGACCCTGGCCTGGATAGAGCCTCAATCAGTCGTTGCTTCTGTGCGAATTCAATAAAATCTTGCTTTTGTTCTGCACCAGAATATGCGGCGAATCCGCTATGACCAGATGCTGCCTTCATCAATTTCACACATTCCATGGCAGGCAGTTCCCGAAACCAATTGTGATAGAACACTGCGTAAGCGATAAGCGCCTCGTCCCACGGCACCTCTCGAGTGCTGCCAACGGTGACGTAAAAGGGCTTATGGTTGACATCTTCACTCATTGACATCCTGATAGAAGCGGCACCCCCACAAGTCGAAAAAGTGACCATCAGGCCGAGTGGCAACGCACTGTTGATCGGGGAAAGAATGTCTCTGAGATCGTCCCAGGATAAGATCCGTCCGTCCGTGAGTTGCACCCCATCTGTGTTCCCGTGCATACTTAAATGGAGAACCGGGGCCTCTTCTCCATGTTTGCGATAGGCATCCAAAAACGGAAGACCTTCGCCCAACGCGAGAGCTCTTAGAAACTCGTCCAAATTCACCGCAAGGCTGTAAGAGTGCTTGATACCCGCGAGCTTGAATGTCTCGCATAAGGCGTTGCCCTCTGTTCTCCCGTCGGATAGGTCACGCGGACTTGGAGACTCAATAATGTAAACGTAGCCAGCCATAAATGCCTCTCTAGAACGCAGAACCGGCATCAAAGCACATGGTGACTACGCGTTCTAGAGACGTGACAGATGTCTGACTACCCCACCGCTTGATGTCAGGGCGGTGGGCAGCAATCGGCCCGAAGCGGACAATTGGCGCTCATTTCAGTAGAATCCATGGGGATCGGCGGGCAATACGCTCCCGAAGGATTGCGCCCTTTTGGGTGGCCAAAAGGACATAGCCCTGATCACTCCCAATCCGAAACGGCAGGTAGTTTTTTGCGTCTGCCAAGACAGACGTGTCGTCCACGGGCGAAAAACGCAGATCGCCGCCAGCGCATATGTTGACGTACCCTTTCCTGAGCAACAGCGCATTCAACCCACATACTGATATCAATGGGTACTTCTTCGAATAGCCTAGCGCGGGGTCAGTAATTTCTCCTTCTGGCAGCGACCAAAATGTTTCGTAGAGGCCAATGACGTCATCGGTGGCCGTCTCCAAGATTTTATAAAGAACCTCAAGTAGGTCAGGGAAAGAGAAACTGCCTTTGGTCATGAGTTTGCAACCAGCCAGATGATTGAAGGCCCTTAACTTCGCATAGCGCAATTACCAAACTATCCGTAGTGCTGTCGATATCAACGAATGACCGCAATTGGCGCAAAGCGGCCGTCGATCGCTTGATGTTGGGGCGGTGGGGGCTTAAGGTGGCGATGTTGGCCCCACGACTACCTGCCATGCCGGTGCGCCATAGGACGCGAAAAGGTGGACGATAATGGTCGTCAGGTGGGTTCTGCGCCTGACGTAAAGGCAGTGGAAGGCGCTATCGGTGTCGAGCTCAAGTTCATCTTCTACGCCGCCAACGAAGCTGAAAACGTCGAGACGCTGTCCCGACAAAAGCTCTCTAATTTCATGGCCGTCGAACGCGTCAATGCCGAGCTCAATCGCTGCGTAGGTGTAAGCGATTTTCGCAACAAGCAAGGGCATCGTCTCAAGAGTGAACTCAACCCCGAATTCCGTTTGACGGTATTTCACTCGCTCCGGCAGCAAGTTGCCCCACCACATTTCAATTTGGCCTTTGAAGCCGGGACCGTGGTACTGCCCACGCAGAAGCGAAGGCGGAGGGAACCGCACCCATTGCACGCGGCCAGGATGTTTGCCGGGATGCAATTGAACTTCTCGCATAAGCCCACACTCGTCGAGGACCTTGAACGGATGAGTCTTAAGCGGGATCTGATGTTTTCTTTTGCGTCGCTTGAGTGCCAAGACGGCTCGCGCGTCCAGCAAATCTACCTGCATGGCTTCATTCTCGAAGCGCTCGTTCATCCCTCCATTACAGTCGGCGCACGATCCCTGCCTGATGTAGAACTCGCCGGCACTACTCAACCCGTAGGGGATCACGTGCTCCCGCGTGAGCGGTTTGTCCGTCCTCAAGCAGAAGATGCATCGCCCTATGCCATCCTCATGCCTGTTCGGCATCTTCATCGTTCTGCTGACCAAGGGCGAATACCTTTTCGACTCCACTTAGTCTTGAATACCAAGCGAAGTCGCGGCTGTCATCGCTACCTCTACGCAACCTTGCGCAGCCAAGCCTTGCGGCGGAAATTGAAGCCCTTGTTCACGTCGCCGGCAATCGTGCCGCCATCGTCGGCGTTCGCGTTCGTAACGCCGAACTGGAACCAAAGACCTGTAACAGCCGCGCTGGCGGTAAATGTCACCTTGAGGCGTCGGAAGCCTTGAACGACTTCGGTATTGGACGCCGAGGTGATTGCCAGCACTGAGGGTGTCGTGTTGAAAACATTACCCAATGCGCCGGTCGTCGTATTAAACCACTGATTGGCTTGCTCTCCGAAGGTTTGATTGAACACACGCAACAGAACCCAGTCATGTCCAACTGGTGCAAGGTCAATCCAAGCCTCATACGTCTCTGCAGCCGCCGCTTTGTTGATCTGCCCCACGCCAATATTATGCTGCGCTGTGGCCGCAACCTCACGAACCACCTGTGCGCTCCCTTGGCACTCTGCATCGAGCGTGGTGGTTCCGGGAACAGTCATGCTGTTCTTGAACCAAGACGATTGCGTTGCATCGCGAGCATTCGGGATCAAGTTAGTTCCAAGGCTAGGCATGACTGCACCGGCTGCGCGAGGCGCAATACCGTGGACGGCCAACGAGGTGCCGACGACTGCGCAGTTTGCAGCGGCATATTTATTGCCAGCCTCCGTCTCGTGAAGGTAGTCGATGGTCACTGCGTCTTCATTCGACCAAGCGCCGGAAGACCCAACCTCCATAACACCCGCTGGATCTACATAGCTGGCCTTGGCTCGCACGGCTGCGTTGTAGGCTGTCCGCTGCCCATCTTTGGTAAGATCGACCGGCGTAATGATGCCGCCAGTAGTCAGCGGATTAGTAGTGCACCAGACGGTCGGCTTGCCAACTTGAGTTTCAATGGAAGCGTTGTCGTTCGCTGCCTGCGCTCCAGTTCGTCCGCCATTGGTGTCATTGATCGTGTTGCCGAGCGCAATGAACGTGCAATACGGCAACAGCTGACGTCTAGCCGCAGAATGGATGTCATTAGCCGCAAAGCTTTGCGCTCTCTCGCCACGACCAGACAGGTTAACTTGCGCTACCCCAGCAAAGATGCGCGGAAGTGTGCCGATCATTCCTGTGGCATCGCTGGCCATGTCTGTCAGGCCGTCATCTCGACTGTTGCCGATAATGCCGGCGACCGGCTTGCTGCCCATTGCCGCGATGAGACAAGGGCCGTACCACGTCCTATACGAACCGAATGTGTTGACTGGCGTGGTCGCGAGCGGGATTGCACTAGTTCCGAACTGGAACAGATCACCGTGCAGAACATCGCTCTTGGCAAGCGAATAGATAACGCCGTTGGGCATGTTGCCTGCGATGCGTGTTCTGATGCTGGTAGGGGCTGCCCTGATGTCCAGGGCTAGGCATTTAAACCACCCGCCGTCTGGTGCACTCAGAGCAGTAGTGCCGCCAACCTCGTCAACTAGGTTCACGGTCTTAGGCAAAAAGCTATCCGCGTCCGTATAGTCCAACTTTGCCGTAGCGGTCGCAATTGCGCCAGAAGCTTTGTCGGAACATCCGCCGCCAACTGCGCCGCCGCCCGTCTGAGTATGAAAATTTGGCCACCAAAACTTACCAGTTCCGAGAATGGCTTCGAACAGGGGGTGCCATGTGTCCGCCGAGAAGTAGGTCTTGGTTGCGTCGATCTGTTCAGGAGGAGCCAGCAGGCGCCCGGCGACAGCCCGCATTGTCGCGACAGGACCCCCACCGCCCTGTATTGGGGCACGCCCCAAAGCAGTAAGGGCGCCAAGCGACGCCCTCCCCTGCAAACTAGATCTGAGGCCCGACATTACGCGGCCACCCACTGCACCTTGTCGCCGGCGTCGGCGAACACGTCGTAGTCGGTGTTGGCGGGCACGAAGACGCGCGCACCGGTCGTGGCGTTCGGCGCCGGGGCAATGGCGAAGTAGGCATCGGCCGACGAGCGAAGCCGGAAAATCGGCTGGCCGAGCACGTCGTGGACGCCCGGCGCAATGCCGGTGGTGGATACGCCGGTTGCAGGCGATTCCGACCATGCAATCTTGCCGAGGATGGCCTGCGACTTTTCACGACGAAGCGATCCGGCATAGCCGGCGACGATATGGACGCCTGAAAGGGCCATATTAAACTCCTAGAATTTGGGGGTTAGCTTGCGCGCGTAGTGCGCCGCGGCTGGCCTTCGACGATACGGTCGACACGAACAGTCATGTGGTCGACCGCCGCCTTCACGCCGCTGATCGCGTCCATGATCTGCTCTGTCGTCTCGCGCATGCCGGCCTTGGTGATGTAGGTCTCGGCGACGTGAAGGCGGTGGGCAGCCAGTTCCTCGCGAGCGAGCGAGGCGACCGCCGTGACGGCAGCAATACCGGCCTGCCCGTCATCGCGAACCTTGACGATCTTGCCGTCGACGTACTTCCATATGCCGAACAGGAAGCCGAACAGCATGACGAAAAAGCCGACAACGGCCATGATTTCAGGGCCGGTCACTTCGTCACCTCCCCGCGCAGCGCGTTGTCACGGTCGATGATGTAGTTGCGGAGAGCCAACTGGCGCCGGTAGCAGGACAACAGAGCCGCACGGTCGGCGATCCATGATTCCTCGACCTGGCTTTGCATCATCGGCCCATAAGGCAGCAACAGCGGCCTATCGCAGGCCTTCATCAACTTGCTGTCGGGCCGCGTGATCTGCGGCGGCTTCACCGGTGCGACGTTAACGGACCTGGTTGAGACGCTGCACGCTGCCAGCGCTAAGGCTAGGCTCATCAGCACGAGGATCTTGCCGAGCTTCACTGGCCAGCTTCCTTCTAAGTTCGAGATTTTCGGCCTCTTGGGCTTCAAGCTGGGTGATGGCGTCCGCCTCGCGTGCCTTGGCCGCGTTGTTGGCGATAGTCTGCCGGCGTTGCTCATTGGCGTCGGCTTGAGCGTTCGCGGCGTGCTCTTCGGCGATGATGGCGGTGTAGTGGGTCTCGGCAGCCAAATAGCCGCTGTTGTAGATCGTTGAGTGGACCCACCAGGCTCCGGCCATGAGCGTCAGCAGCAACACGATGATGGCGCCGGCCTTCATCAGCCAGCCAGTCGGAAGGAACGCCATCATGTCGGCAGCCCCGTCACACAGACCTCGGCTTCGCCGGCGCGGTTGGCGTCACCCATTTCGCGACGATTCACGAGGCCCTTGAGGCGAACACCGCCGGCCTTGTTGAAGGCCGTAGCGGCCTCGCAGCTTTCGCGGTATCGGCCGACCTTCGCCAGCTTTACGGCCGTCGAGTTACAGGTCGCACCGACGCCGACGTTCCATGAGAGCGTCAACATCGAGCCGCGCCAGCTGAGCGGCGCTTTGTCCCAGTTGGCAACGCACTTCACGAGATAAGGCCGATAGTCCGCCTCCATCTTTTTGGCGAGGCGAGCGTCGCATCCGGCATTCGTTTCGACCATGCCCTTGCGGACGTTGTGGGTGTCGCCGTCGCATATCGTGTAAACCGGCTTTGTCGGGAGAGTATCCAGATAGGCTACAAGCGATCGGCCTTCCCACGGCTGCAGGATCTTGATGGCGAGCGCCGTGTCGTCGTGGACGGCAGGCTGTCCGGAGAATATGGTGACCATACCGCCGACAGCGGCAGCCACCACGCCGGCGATCATTTTACCGGCCCGCCTCGACGGCAGGATCTTGTTGATTGGCAATGACCTTTTCCTTTTCAGGTTGGGCAATGAGACGCGCACCCCACGCCAATCCGAGCAGCACCAGGGTTAACCACCATGGAAGCCAGTCGGAGACGTACGGGACGACGTTGAGGATGATGTCGACTATAGCGGCAAGTTCGATGCCGCGAAGCGACCAAGCGCGCGCGAGGATGCGGCGCGCGTCAGGGATGAACTGGACGCGCGAAAGCGCCCGTCGCCAGATGGTGATGGGGAACATAGACTTTCCGGACATGAAAAAGCCGCCTCGGTGGGCGGCTTTTTTGGCGCTACAAATAGGGTAAGCCGGCCAGCTTAACTTTTGCCGGCTTAGTCTCCCTTATGGCGCGATGGTCAGGGATATGATCTCAGCCAACGCAGTTCCCGTGATCTCGGCCATATTGAAAAACAATCCGCCGGCAACCCCTCCGAACGGCAGGGGAATAACATTGTAAGCTGTGGTAACAGTGATAGCCGGAGATGCCGCTCCAAACCCATCGTAGACTGAAAAGACCTGGTTATCACCCGACCTATCGAGCCGAAGTCTCAGTTTCAACTCGTCAGTTGTGGAGATCGTACCCTGCCCAACATTCGAGGGGAATGATACAACGCCATTGATCGTTCGACCGCTGTAAACCCGGAGGGTGTTCGCTGCAAACCGATAGAGGAAACCAAACGACTTGTCGGTGGAGATCTGGCCAGAATCACCAAACCCGGGAGACCAACCATAGATCAGTCCGCATCCAACAGGCAGCACAACGTGCGCAAACAGTTCTATACCATTCTGATTTGGAAAGCCCCAAAGGTTTGAACCGTCCTCCGCCTCAGGCAAGAAAAAAGCCGCAGCCCCTGTTCCTGCGGAAGCTTTTTTGGTGAACCTACCGAATTTCTTCAGCGCCGATCGTGGGGCGATAGCGTCGAAAGGCATGAGATCAAGCCACCCCACATACGAGTTGCCCACACCGGTAGCTAGCGCTGCGCCTGCCTTGTACGTGATACGATTAAGGCCCCAGTTGAGCTTTCCAAGTACGGCTGGCATGTCGGCTCGACGATAGCCGTTAGCGGCGGCTTTAAAACCAGTCGACGAAGGGCGAGCAGTTCTCGTTCCGGTTATAGGGCTCCAGATCTGGAAGTATGAGCCGTCGGTGAGGCCGTTTGCATACTCGTTATCTACGTCACCATCAAATCCACGATATACAGCAGAGGCCTCGGCGCTCTCGCACCACACCCAGCAATCGGCCATCACATCGCCCGACGCCATAGCACCGCGTGGGATTATCCAGTTTCCGGCAAATCTGCCGTTCGAGCTGGTGAAGGTGTCGAACGTGCCATCGGGGTGACCGGAATTCAGCTCGGACGACCAAGTCCCCACGATACGCCGCTTGCCAGCTTCTACCTCAACGGTATCGCGATAAAAATGCTTGGCAATAAATCCTGCTTTCAGCGAATGTCCAGCGTCACCGAAATGAAGGTAATCAGTCTGCTGCTCGCGCCAGCGGTATCCATCGCTGTTGCCACTCGCCCATCGATCTAGGGCTCGTCCCATTTCAAGAATAGGGATCGAAAGCTCGGCGCAAACCGCGATTTTGGTCGCATCGACTTGCCTGGACTGTTCCCTATTATCACGGCTGGATGTGTGGCTTGGGGCCGCATCGCAGGTCAGAAAAACGGGGACCGCTCCGTATGCCATCGCCTTTTGGGCGAGCTTCCGCATCTCCGCGGTTAGAACGGCATTTTGGGAGCCAGCAAGAGGTTGGTCGTTAAGGCCAAATCCGATAATGACGACGTCAGGCACGCCGTACTCCGGATTGCTTACGATGGCCTTCTCGAAGTTACGGTAAGCCCATCCATCTGTGATCCGCTTTCCGCTATATCCAGCATTCCAGCAGACGATTCCATTGTTGCCGTGCATAGCACGCAAGATCGTCTGAAGCGCAGCCGGCCAAGCGTTTGGCGCGGTAGATGCATGGTTTGTCGTTCCGACAGCATCACCGCTGCCATCGACGGGGTTGGCTGTCCATCCCGTAGTCTGGTTGCCATCGGTCGTAGAGTCACCGTAGCACGCAACCTTGATGGCCTCGCCAGCCGCCATTCGGGCAGCAAGATAATCAAGCCTTTGCTGTGGCGTCCACGCCCCAGTGAATAGCTCCAGCTTTGGACGAGCACTCGCTATCTGCCACCATCCGCCGTTGGAACTGCTGCTGGTGCCGTTCGGTAGAAAGCGATCCGTAGATCGAAACTTTGCATTCGGTGCAACATCCGGTTCGTTGGGAACGCGAACCCACGTCATCGTGTCGGTGTCGCCCATCGCCTGGCGACCAAGTACACGGATAGTCAGAATGCCGACTGGAACACCGATGGCCGACATGCCGGCTACAGTGCCAAATATGGGGACTTCTTTTTCTGAAGTGATGTCGTTCACATAAGCGGCGGCCTGGTCGCGGTAATTGGCGGCAGTGTCGCGAGCAGTCCTCGCTTGATCCCGATAAGTCAGCGCCAGATCTCGGGCGTTTTCCGTCTGTTCAAGCACAAGAGCCGCCGCGTCAACGGGAAGATCAAACTTCTTGAGCCACGTGGAGCCGGCTCTGACGTAGATTCCTCGTAGATCCTCATCGTCATCGGCGACGACAATGCCAACGTCCCCGGTACTTGCGTCCACGACAGATACCAACTGGGCATAAGACCCGCGAATGTAGGCCGAGCTAACTGCAAGCCCCAGCGATGACGTAAGGTTTTCCAGCCACGTGCCCCACGCGCGGATCTGCGACTTCTGCGGCTGGCTGGGCATGCTGGATGGGCCGTCCGCCCAGATTATTTTGGCAGTCTCTACCATGGTTTCTCCATGCGAAATCGCTCCGGCGGAGGGCCAGAGACGAAGGTTCAGATTGCTGACGTGATCAGGGGACCGCGATCGTCACCGATGCCTGAGCGAGAGAGGTGACGCCGGAGCCATTTTCGGCGCCGCACCAATATTTCCACGTCCCCGTTCCGGGGGCATTTGTGAAGCTGACGGTCTGGTTCGCGGAGACGTTGTAGATGCCGATCGTCGTGGCGGCAGCGAAACTCTGCACCGCCGTGCCGCGCTTGAAGACGAGGTATCGGGTGTTATCGTTCGCCGATTTCGCGCCGACGGTCACCGTGCCTGCGGAGTTCACCGCCGTCATATTCGTCGGCGTGCCCGGGCGGGTGGCGTCGACCGTTGATGTCACACTCGCTGTGATAGACCAGTCGCCATAGTCCCCGTCAGAGGCGATGTAGGCCGCTTGGATGTCCAAAAGCGCATCGGCCGGCACGACATTCGTGCTCATGTTGATGAAGCCAGCGGACGGGGATGCGTTCGGAAACCTTTGTTCAACCCACGCGCCGGGGTTCCCTGAACCATCATCGGCAACTCGGTACTGGATGACTGGAGTGAGCGAGTCGTCCTCCGGGTCGATGATGACGACGCGGATATAGACACTCTCGCCGCGAGGCTTTGCCTGCACCAGATTGATAACCGGCACCACGACGTTGCCCTTGCCTGTCTTCGGCGGCACAGGCGGCATCTGACCTTCGTCGGTTGCCGGGTTCCATGCGTCGATATTTTCGGGATGCTGCATGATGTCCATGCTGAAAGCGCCCTGCATAAGAGACAGGAGCGACTTGCGGTTCTCGACTACCTTTCCGCTAAGGCGAGGCAGCGAGATCGGCGTATTGAGCCTCACCCATCTCGTGTAGACGGCATTGATGCCGGATAGGCGCAGGCTGATCGTGCCGCTTACCTTCTGCTGAAGGCGGCGCCAATCGCGGATGCCAAGCCGACGGGCCTGTCGCCACTGCTGGACCCACTGATATATGGCGTCCTGCGCCAGCACGCGGCCGGCCGTTATCTGCGCATCGACATCCTCGAAGAAGTCCGCGTCCGAAGTAGCATAGCCGATTTCCGGATAGCAGAATTTCGGCACCAGCCTGTTGCACTCGTCCTCGAACAGGACGTCGTACTCGATCTGGTGGCCAGTAATGTCGGCATCGGTGATCGTCGTGACGTACTTTTCGCGGAACTTGCCGACGATGAAGAGCAAAGCTCCGTCACCACGTTCGCAGATCCAGCCATCACACGCGGCTAGGAGCGCATTCGTAGCGGCCTTGGGGTCGTTCTCCGTAGTGTCGAAGCCATTCGACTCGTAGCGCCGCTCAAAGCCTCCACCATTGAGGGGAACAAGTTCGTCGCATACATCGGCCTCTTCTTGCCACATCTCAATGACTGGGAGGATGGCCTTGCGATAGTCGCGCCGGTGGCCGAACTCATTGAAGCACTGGTGCCAGCATACCTGCAAAGCGGTGTTCTTGGTCCAAGCCCACGTGTCGGGGTCTTCTGGGTCTTGCAAAGGATCGCGGAAGTCCCAGCAGAGCGCCATATCGGCCTCTACCGACAACTGCGGCGGGCCGTACGGGAATGCCTTGTTTTGCTTTGACGCCTTGGTGCTCTGGCAAACCATGCCAACAGAGGCCTGCCCGTCACCGCGGTGGCTATTCGTCCAGATGCCTTCGGCGGACAGCACAGAAACGATCTGCGCGTACGGAGTTTCAGGAATAAGGCCTAGCCTGCTGTAAATCTGGACCTGATTGCCGTAATTGGTGCCGGAATTGATGACGCCGCTGGAATTCAGCGTTACCTCGTCATCGTGCAGCCAATAACGGTTGATCGACTTGATCTTGTGACCGGCTAGAGCCTGGACCGAAAACAGCGACTTGCCCTTGGCTTCCCAGAGCATGTAGGCGCCGGAAATACGGTTCCTCCCCACGCCCCACTGCCGGTATGGGATTGACTGAACCTTCGGTACCTTGCCGTCCTCCGGCTTCGGTGGCTTCGGCGCCATGAGCGCCTGCAGTCCGATAGAAAGCGCTGTCGTAGCAATCGCGGACGCGATCGATGCATATGTGATGGTGGAGGCACCAATCTGAATCGCACCAGTCCCCAGTACCGCCGTAAATAGCGGTGTGAAGATCGGGTCGTAGTGCGCGGTGGTATTGCGCAGAAACTCAGGATGGCCGTAGTTCGCGAAGTAATGCAGAGCCTCGCTCGGCACGTCCTCGTATAGCGTCTTGAGACTCATTCTGGCGCTCTCCACGCTGCAACGAACTCGACCTTCTTGGCGCGCACGCCTGCGAGCGACATTGTCGCCCACAGCGGCCCATAGCGGATGGCTGCCATCTCGCCTGCGCGTCGGTCGGTTTCGGAAATTGCTTTGATGATGCCGACGTCAGCCGGTTGAGGAGTGGTCGTGCGGATGAAGCCGATCGGCTCGATGAGCGCTGCCGTCAGCGGCACCATCCCGCCGTAACTGGCGATGAGCCTGCCGGCGCCGAACTCCGTGTGATAGGTTCCGCGGAACTCAGCGGCCGGATCGATGCCGGTCAATTCGGCGATCCACGACGCGCAAAACGTCATGCAGTCGTCGCCATCAACGCCACCCCATCGAAACTCGAGGGGACGCGCCAGGAATTCATGGATGGTCAATTAGAACACCGGCCATTTCGGTTGGATGCCGCGGGCGAGCCGGGCTGTGCCGTTGCAGAAGGCGTCGGTCGAATAGATCGAGCGCTGCATTGCGTCGGACCACAAAGCGCGCGACGGGCGCGATCGGGTGTTTTCGCCCGATACGACGGCAAGGCTGAGAGCCAGAGTGGCGCCCGCATCGCCCTGCCCGTACGAGCCGGATTCCTTGGGATGCGAGGCCACGCCACTCCAGATTGGAATGATATTGCTCATCGGCTGATGGTATTGATCAAGCGTCGTAAGGCCGATCCGCACCTTCTTGCCGCGCACTGGCGGGATGCTTCCGAGCATCTTGGCGCCGGTCGCCGGGTCGACGCCGCTGATAGTGAAATCGACGGCGTCGGATGTTCCGTTGACCAGCACCTCGAGCGAAGGAAGTCCGATAAGACGTCCGCCGCCCAGGTAAACTGTGTCGTCCGGATCGATACTGTCGAATCCGATCGGCACGTCGTTGACGCCAAACCAGATATGGAGCGCGGGATCCGTATCGATGCGCAGGAAGAGGCCAAGCTGATGGCTTCCGCGCAACGCCTCAACGACGTTGTCGGGCACATAGGCCATGGGCACCTCGTGCTTAGAAAGCTTCTGAGAACTGAAGCGACTGCTGCGTCACGAAGAACGCTTCTACGATCGACGGCAGCGTGAAGCCGTCCTTGAACTTCGCCACGAAGCGCGGCCGGGCAAACTCGACACGAGTGCCGACGGTCACTGCCTCACGTAGAGGCGGCGCGAGCGCGAGCGTGTAGACCGGATTAGCCTCATCGGTGGCATCGAGAACTTCCCAATACCGGTAGGCGCGCCATCCTTTCGTCTCGTGATAGATCGAGAACCAGTCGGACCATCGAAGCGGCCGTGAGAGGCCGTAGACGCGCATCTTGATAATGCCGGCATTCAGGGCCGCAGCCTGCGTGATCTCGCCGTAGACGGTCGCCTGGCTATAGCCAGATGTATCGCTGAAGTAAGATCCGTCAGAATGCGGAATGTCCGTTATTTTCGGCTTCTTGCTGGCAAAAGGCCCGTACCAATCGGTGATGATCGGCACATTGACGTAGCGAAATCCGCCGTTTAGGCGGGCGCCAAGCCAATTCACATATTCGTACTGCTCCGGCTCTGTGAGCTTGCAGTCGGTATAGGTGGCAGCCAGAAGGCCGCCACCTGACATTTCGATTGTCTGGCTCTCGCCGACGCCGTTCCTGCCGCCCGATATGGACGAGCCGAGCACGTCGATCGACACGCTTGCCGGCGCCAGGAAGTTGGCCGCCAAGGTCGGTACGTTGGTGTAAACCGCCATGGTCAGCCCTTCCGCTTGTTGAACTGCCCCTGGACAGTGCCGAAGCCGCCACGTTCCTGGCTTTTGTTGTACTGGCCGAGGCCATCGTTCACCCCCTGACGAACCAGCGTCATGACATGATCGTCACCGTTGGCGCCGTCGATTTGGATGATCATCGTGCCTGGCTGGTTGCCGCTCGCGGCCGAGCGGCCATTGCGAAGCATTGGCGCCACCGGTGCGGAAACGCCGCCACCAACAAGGCCGCCGGTGGCAAAGTGCCCAAGCGTGCCGCCGTTGATTGCGTGGAGGAGTGCACGGTGTTTCTTGGACTGCCTGGCGTTGACGATGAACTCTTCGTTCGACGCCATGATCGGTATGCTGTCGCTAGTGCCGCTTCCGGGGCCACGAATAGTGCCGCCGTCAGCGAAGAGGCCCACCATCGGCGTGTACTTGGCGATCTGCGCGGAACTCAGTCCGCCCCCGAACAGGCTGGAGAAGATGCTGCCAAGACCACCGCCGCCACTTGGAGCGGACGGAGCCGACGGGAAGAAGCTTGTCGAGAGCTGCCCCAGAGACCCTAGCCCCTGCGTGGCAACCTTCGAACTGTCAGCGACCTTTCCCAGCGCATTAGCTGCCTCTGTGGCGCGCTTTGCCTGGACTTCCGCGGCATTGACCCATGTGTTTGAAACGGCATTGCCAGAGTTGCCCGAAAGCATCTGCAATTGCAGTTGCCCGTCGGTCATCCGGCTTGCACCGGTGGCGAACCCAACATGGCCACCAGTCTGATCCGCACCCAGACCGCGCGATTGCAACAGCACGTCGCCCCGCATCACCTTGGAAGGATCGATCGAAGATCCCCAATTCTGGAAGGAATTGGCAACCGAAGACCCACTGCCCTTCACCCCGATCTGAGCAAGCGACGAATTCACGAACCCGGCGCACCATGCCTGCTGCGCAGCGTCGAGATTGACGCCGCCGGCTTGCAGGTAAGAGTTGATCGAACTGCGGCTGGTGTTTTCGTTGGCACCGAGCAGAGACGAGGCCTTGTCGACCGCGCCGCCTGAGGCGCCGCCCGATTCACCTGATCCGCCACCGAAGATGGCCGCGCCAATCGAACTGATGGTGCCACCACCACCGCCAGACCCACCCGGCGCAGTTACGCCGCCGAAGATCTGCTGGATGATGTTGTCCCACATCTTCGATGCTTGATCCATCAATGCCGTCTGGAGCGACATTGCGAAGGCCTTGCCGATGTCCCCGCCGCTGTTCAGCAGGTTGTTCTTGAAGTCCGAAGCGAATGCCTTGATGTCGTCGCGGAATGCCTCGTCACGCAGAGACTGCCGGATCTGGCCGGCCTCGCCGCTATTCATGTCGGTCGACAGGCCATACTGCTTCAACGTCGTGTAGACCTGCTGGTCTTGCGCCGACATCGACTGGAACCTGCGCTGTTCCAAAAGATCCTGCTGCAGCTTGGCTTTCGCCAGCTGGTCAGCAAGCTTGCCGTATGTGGCTGCTTTGGCTTCGATCTCTTTGCGCTGATCTGGGCTTAATGATCTTCCCTTGTCCTCGGCTTGCTGCATGAGATCCAACGCAAACCGCGCGGTGTCTGCTTCATTGCCAAACTTGCCGAGAAGCGCCGCCTCCATTTGCATCTGAGCGATACGGTCGTCGGCAGATTTGATCAGATCTCGATACGCATTCGCCGACCGCTGGGCGGCCGTATCGGCCTTCGTTTGCGCCTTGTCGGCACCCGGAAGGCCCTCAAGTTCGACGAGTGGCCGCTTGGTCGGGACGCCCGGATTTGTCGGCTGGAACTGCTCGCTGTTGTAAAGCTTGCCGCCTTCCGACCACATCTCGCCAAGAGTGCCGAGCGGTGGAAGCTCCATGCGAAACGCCGCGGCCTTGCCTGTTGCCTTATCGATCTTTCCGGCCAGGATATCGAACTGATCGCCGTAGCCTTTAAGGGCGGCGCTGCCGGTGGCTTCGATGATGGTAGCCAGAGCCTGCGTCGCGCGGCCGAATGCGTCGGATGGATCCTTTCCGTCCTGAAGGGCGGAGCGTAGATCGCTGATTGCTTGCTCATAAGCCACGGCCGCACCAGCAGCCTCTGGCGATGTTGCGTCGCGTAGCGCCCGGGAGACCTCAGGACCGACCTTTACAAGTTGATCGAGTGCACCGGCAAGATCCTTATACAGGCGACTTGTGGCGGCCGACTGCGCGTCCTGCAGCTGAGCGGCGTCGCGAGCGCGGGTAAGCTCGTCCGAATATGCCTTGAGCGCAGGGTAGGCATCGCCCCATCGCTGTGCGACGGTCTCGATCAGCGTAACTTGCGCCTCAAGTTGCGCTTTCAGCTTCTCGGACTGGTCCTCGCCGGAAGTGAAGTATTGGATGAGGGCCGCGCTGCCGGCAACGAGGCCGATCGTCACGAGCGACAGCGGGCTGATAATGGAGGTAAATGCGCCGAGCAGAGCCTTGCCTGTGCTCTGGCCTTCGCCCCTCATCTGCGACAAAACTGCCGAGAGCTGCGTGCCCTGCTGCAAGGCGATGGTCAGCGGGTTCATGCCGCCGAAGGCCGTTACGCCAATATCCTGGAACTGTGCAGCGATATTGCCAGTCTGGAACGATCCGGAGCCGGCGTTCCGCGCAGATGGCGACGCAGGTGTTTCGGCAAGCGCGCGGTTGCGACCCTTGATCGCCGCCGTTGAAGCCAGTGCCGCCTGCCGCTCTCGGCTGATGGCTGCCGCCATCTCATTGGCCGATATAGCGCCGACCGAGTGGGCGCGTCGAATATCAGCGACGGCCGACTTGTAGTTGTTGATGGTGTTGAACAGCGGGCTGTATTTGGCTCTCAGCCGTTCAAGCTCCGCCCCTTGATCGGCGAGCGCTCCGGTCCATTCCTTGGCCGCCTTCACGGCGACACCCGTCATGCCGTTGATGCGGTTCTGAAGGGACGTGGTGAGCGAATTGTCGACGGATTTGCCGACGGTTTCGAACTGCTTTTTGACCGATCCGGCGAGCGTGCCGAGGTCTGATTCGATACGCTTGATGCTACGGCGTAACGTCGCCTGGTCAGTCGAAATACTGATAATCAGGTCATCGGTATTGTCAGCCATATGCTGCGCATCCTAGAAATGAGGAAGCCCGCGCGATGGCGGGCTTTGGGGAGGTGTTTTGGATGAATGACCTGCTGATTAGCCACTATGTGGCGTCATTCCGCGAGGTTGATGCCGACGTCATTGCGGAGGTGCAGGTCCAGATCAGGCGCGACGAAAACGATATCGACGGAGATCACCTTCAAGTACGGGTGCGCCTGCCCGCCGCTGCAGCATCAAAGCCTTTTGCAGAGCTTCAACAGATTGCCGTAACTCAAGCACTTCAGCTTCTAAGCGACGCAGGTCGCTCCCTTCCTGAGAAGGTGGAATAGTTTCGCTTATCATCAACCAAACCTCGACAGTAGAGCCGCCATCTCGTTGGCATTCGGCGCGCCCGTCGCCTTCTCCGGCTTGTCGTCTCCCTGAGCATCGTTGTGGCCGTTGATGGCCTCAAAGAACTCAGTCAGTGTCGCGTCCCAGAAGTCAGCGGCCCGCCATTTCAGGCCGCCGAGCGCGAGGCGCAACCATTGACGAAACGGGAACGGATCGTCGTCGCTTACGCCGCCTGATCGACGGCTTCGGCGTTTCCCTCGTCTTCTCCATCGAAGTGATGAGCAAGGAGGGCAAGGAAGGCCACCCGGCATGCGCCGAAGTGCTTCAGCTTGATCTTCTCGATGGCATCAAGCGGCTTGCCCTTGATGGACAGCAATTCAATGGCAGCGATGGTCGCGGCCGGCTCGACGTCCGACAGCCGCAGGAACAGATCGTTCAACGACTTGCACTGCAGCCGGCTTGAGACGGCCGACAGGCGGCCGATCTCAGCAGCAAGGACGAGCGGCACGTCGTCGACCCAAAGGCCGACTTCGCCGCGCGCCTCGTTGACTGCCAGCGGGAAAGGTTTCTCGGTGGCCATGATGGTCTCCTCTTTGGCCATGGATTACACCTCGGCCGTGAATTCGAGTTCGGCGGCGGCTTCGAAAGTCGCGCTGAACTGCAGATCGTTTTCCATGTCGCCGGTCGCCTGGAAGTTGGTCACGAAGAACGAGCCCTCGAAGGTGCCAAGACCGGGAACGATGACTTGCGCGTTGAACACGGTTGCGTTGACCACATGGACCATGAAGGCCTTCATGGCAGCGCTCGAAACGAACGTGCCGGATCCCTGGAACGTTCGGCTCACGATGCCTGGACGACCGGTTTTCTGAACCGGGCCGCCGGGGTTGGTGCAGCTCGGCTTCGTGGTGTCTACCGAGTTGGCCGAGAGATCGAAGCTGCGATCCTTGAGGCCGCAAAGGTTCGAAAATACTTCCGGGTCAGCCCCGGAACCAAGTTTGATAAGCAGCAGTCTGCCCAGCTGTTCGCCGTCTGCCATGTGGCATCTCCAATGTGATGGGTGGTGGCCGGGCGCTAGGCCAACGGCTTATGGACTGAGGCCAGCAGTTCGATAACTGCGTGGCTCGTAAGGCCGTCCGAATCACGGAACACGCGAGACTGACGGTGAAGGATGGACACTAGCCGGTAAGACGGCAGATCCAGCGGCGCGAGGTGAAGGCTTTCCTTCACGGCTGCCGCGATGCGTTTGACTTCCGGATAACCGACAGCCTGCGACCATGCGTGCAAGGTCAGGTAGATCTTCTCTCCGGAGACGCATGTCGCGTCATCCTGGATCGATTGCGCCTCGCCGATCGTCACGTACGGATACGTGGCGGTCTCTGGCGGCTGGTCGTAGACGCGCTTGTTTATGAGCGCGGTGAGCGGCACGTCCGCTCGAAGGCGCGTATTGATCGCGCCTTGCAGTTCAAGTTCGGCGCTCATGCGTCACCCCTTGCGGGCTTCGCGCACCGCTTTATTGACCGCAGTCAGGATCATTCGCCGGATCTTTGGTTTCATGGCTCGATAGGTCGGGAAGATGTGCGGCTGCGCCGGTGAGCCCGGGTGCATTTGGCCTTTTCCGGCCGCAGCCTGCTTCTTGCCCAATACCGTACCGCCACCTTTTGCGGTGCTGTGTGGAGCGGTGCCAAATTCCAAGAAACGCCAGATGAACTTGGCGAAGATGCCAGTCGCCTGCGGATCCTTGGTGGCGGCAATATTGACGCGCTCTTGAGCCGGTCGGCTCGTCAGCAAGTCGCCGTCGATGCTTTCCATGTAGTCGAGCGTCGCGCCTGTAGGGGCACGGCTGCGGATCTCCTCGGCAAGCTCATTGGCTGCCTTGATCTTCGCTTCGCCAGCATACCTCTCGATATTGGGCGCCAACTGATTGAGGCGGCGCATCAAGGCCTCTCGGCCCTGCAACTGCGCGGTCATCATCCAGCTTCACCCTGCGTCGCCATGATGTCGATCATGCGGTTCTTCTGATCCATGTCGGCAACCGACGTGATGTTGAAGACCCTCGCGGGCGCACGCTTGTCGACGATCCGCCATGCCGTCGACACCTCGCGAGCGGCAGTGCAGCTCGGAATGCGGACTATGTATGGCTGCGTGCCGGTCAGGCGCTCGGCAATGACTGGCTCGCCACCCTTGAGAGGGATGAGTTCGGCGGTGGATTCGAATACGGTCTGGAATGGACCAGAGACCTCGTTGCCGAACCCGTCGTCAAGAGCTTCGCGACGTTGCATCAACACGATCTGGCGGCGTTTGCCGGCGCTCATGCTCTCGCCTCTTGCCATCCCCAGCTATGCCAAGCAAAGCTCCCCGCGGACGGCCAGCTATAGCCCAGGTCAGCGCCGAGGCGGACATCATAGACAAACTGGTAGTCCGCGCGAAGTTGGCGCAGTGCACGCTTGATCATATCTGCCTCTTTGGTGCGGGAACTTTGATGGCCGAGCCTTTGGCAACGGCCTCGGTTGCGCAGGCGCGTGTCACAGAATAGCGGCCATCCTTGAATGGTCCGCCGTCTGGCTTGTAGGCGACAGTCACGGCCGGCGACGCTGACCAGCTATGCCTTGCCGTGAACTGGACCCACATCAGAGGGAGACGTTGGGGAATTGGATTGCGACGGACAGGAGTGTTGCCGACTTGGCGAGGCCGAGAAGGCAGACATATTCGCCTGCGCCGACATCTGCGATCGGACAAACTCCGCCCGGCGTATCGGACAGGTAATAGGCGACACCGGGCGTGAGGGTGGCGCCGATAGTCACGTCGCCATTCTTCATAATTGAAACTGGCTGATTGAGCGACGCGCCATTGAGCGCGATCGCGATTGCCTTGCGGGCTTCAACGGTCGCAGAGTTGCTGTCGGCCAGCATCCACTTTCCGGTGGTGGAGCTCAGGTAGATCGCCTTGCCGGCGGCAATCGTCTCGCCCGCCGTCCCGATATCGCGGGCGGCATTGCTGCTCGCGACGACGCTCGCTGCGGTAATCGTAATGTCTGCCATGAAAGAGATCCTTTTGGTGTCATGCACCTCGACGATAATTGCAGAGCAGCGCGTCGAACGCTGTCCAGCCCGGCAGAGCAGCGTTCTCACGCTGTTCGTAGGCATCTGCGATCCAGAGGAGCATCGCGTGCCGGATTGACTTCGGCATGTCGGTGTAGCCGACTACAGCTGTCACTGTGATGCGCGAACCGGAGCGGGGGATCGGCCACCGCTTGCCGTAGGCGGGCACTACCGAGGCCTCTAGGCCATCGGCCCGAAGCTCGTAATCCGACGCATCGACCGTCTGATTGTCGCCGTCGGTATCGACATACGAGATCGTCAGACTGGTCACAGGAGCGACCGGCAGCCGAACCATGTCGGCGAAGCAATCGCACTTTATCTCTACCGTCTGCGTCGCAAGCGGCGTGCCGGTGTATTTCTCGACGTAGTCTCGAGCGGCGGCGATGTATCCCTCGAAAAGGGCGTCATCGTCGTCGTGCAGGACTACGCATTGCCGCTTTGCATCGTCAGCCGTGATCGGCTCAGTCGGCGGTGTCGTCACCTTCGGCGGATACCACATTGGCCTTGCCCTTCTTCTTCGAAGCGGGCGCTGCCGTAGCGGCCGGAGCCTGCGTGTCTGATGCGGTGGCAAATCCGGCCTCGATCAGGCGGGCAGCTTCGGCATCTTCAAATTCGTACTCGTCGCCGGGCGCCAAGTTGAAATCGGGACCGGACAAGCCGGCAGTCATCTTCAAAAGCATGTCGCCTCCTAAAGCGTAGGCGGGCCAGCCGAAGCCAGCCCGCCAGTTGATTAGGCCTGACGCAGGTGCTTGATGGCAGCGGTGTCGGCGAGCTCACCGTCGAACCGGATGTAGCCTGCGATGCCGAGGTTCGGCCAGAACCGCTCGCGCATGACGCCGATGACCGGAGAACCGACCTTGCGGACGAAATATTTGCCGAAGTCACCGAACAGCACCGAGCGATTTCCGGTGGCGAGGCCAGCCACGGCCTGGTTGATCGTGTAGCGATAGCTGAGCAGCGTACCGGGCACGCCTTTGGTAACGTCGCCCATCTGCCACAGGTAGTTGCCCTGACCGTCCTTCAGCTTGCGGATCGCCGCCAGAGTTGTGTCGTTGAACTGGAAGCCGACCTTCGGCGCCTGTCGATATGCCGGGTCGACCGAGTGGACAAGGTCGATGAGTTCGTCGGACGCGATGGCGCCGACGGCAGCAGCCGTCTTGCCAAGCGTGGAAGCATTGGAAACACCGTTCGGGGCGGACGTGCCGGTACCGACGGTCAGCTGAGCGTTCGCGATACGGCCTAGACGTTCGCCGAGCAGATCGCCGAGAACGGACTCGACGTTGAAGATGCTGTCCTGGGCGAGTTCCATCGAGAACTTGATGAATTTGGTGTCATAGACATAGGCCTCGAGCTGCTTCTGGCCGAATGCGGCGTCGGCGGAGCCATCGTCAACGATGTCGGCGCCCTGGGTATGAGCAAAACCCGTGCCGTTCGTGTCGTCGATCGTCGGCATCTGAATGACGGCACCGGAGGCGGTGTTGAGCTCGGTGGTCACGCCCGGGTCATACATCGGACCCCAAGCCTTCATCGACTTGATGAGGACGTCAGCCAGTTCGGTCGGGACGGTGTAGCCGCCTGCCGCACCGGTGGTGGACGACTGGGCGCGATACTCTTCGCCCTGCTGGACGCCGGCCCTGAGGACTGCGCGTTCTTCCGACCCGAGATTCGCGAGATCTGCGCCGGTGGCGATGAACTTGTAGAAGACGGAGCGGTAGGAAAGCTCACTGCCGGCGTCAGAGCCGGATGCGCGATCTTCCTTGCCGGCGCCAGGACGCTTGTTCTCGCGATCCTTGCGCGAACGCTCTTCGAAGCGGGCTTCGAGTGCAGCCTGGCGCTCTTCACGTTCGATACCCTTTTCGACCTTGTCGAAGTCGGCCATGATCGTGTCGTGGCGGGCTTCAAGCTCGGCGGAGCGGGCTTCGTCAGTGTTGGCGGTGATTTCGTTCAGTGCCGCGCGTGCTTCCGTCATCAGACGGCCGCGCTTCTCCTGAAGCTCGGTAAGAGTTGCCATTTAGGTCTCCAAAAATGTGGTGATGTTGGGATTGGCAGGACTGCGTCCGGCCCTCCGGCAATGCCGGGTGACGACAGCCATAGAGGCTGCTTAGGAGGCGTCCTGCCTGTCACCGGATGGTGACCGGATGCCTCGAAATTTCTGTTCGGCGGATGCGCGGCGCTCGGCAACCCGGCGAGCTGCCGCGGCAGCGTTTTCCGCCTTGCGCTGCTCTTCGGTGCTGGCGGCCTCAACTTCGGCACGCGCAGCATCAAGAGATCGCTTCGCGAGCGTGGTGTCCTCATAGGCCGGCCACGCGACTGCCGACACCTCCAGAAGCTCAAGCTTCTCGATCGTCCGCACGGGCGTGTCGCCGGTTTCGTCCCAAGTTTCCTTGGTGACGCGGAATCCGAAGCTCATGCCGCTGATGTCGCCGCGCTCGACAAGTTCCCACAGGTCATTGCCGTCGCTGGTGTTCGGAATGTCGATCTCGACCCTGAGGCCGGTACCGTCTTCCGACAACCGAAGCGTTCCGCTCTTGGTCCTTCCGATCACCCGTCCCGTGTCGTGGTCGACAAGGGCGCGAATATCGCCTTTGATGGCGTCGGAGAATGCGCCGGGAGCAATCTTCTCCTGGAAGTATCCGCCGATGTCGGTCAGCCGCTCAAAGACGGCCGCGTAGCCCACGAGCGTGCGCTTATCGTCTTCGGCTCGATGCTCAACCTCAGCGATATTGCTGCGTTTCTCGATGTCTTTGATCATGCGGCTTTCGCCTCACCTGCTTGATTGTCGTTGGCCGGCTTTGGCACGCTTTGCTGCGTGTTCTGCTGGCCGAGGGGCACTGTCGCGCCCTGAATGTGGAGCTTGTCGGCCTCGCCGCCCTTGAGAGGCAGGTTTTCCTTCTCGCGAACTTCATCCGGCGTGCGGATGCCGTTCTGGATAGCCAGGCCCCATCCTTCCATGCGGGTCTTGAAGTCGCCGCGAAGCAGCCCGTCGAGATTGTGCTCGATGTAACGATTGCCGCCACGGCCGAAGAACTTGAGGTTCAATTCGTCCTCTAGCGCCTTGGTCCATTGGCCGATCAGGTGCTTTACGAGGTGCAAATCCTGCTGTTCGGCATTGCTGAACGTCGCGCGGCTCAGATCCTGCAAGAAAACGGGCGGAAGCTGGTAGGCTCTCGCGATTTCCTCGACCTGAAAGCGGCGCGCCTCGATCATCTGGCCTTTGGCAGGATCCAGACCGACAGGCGACAGGTCATACCCGGGCGGGATGGGGAAAACCGATTCCCCCGCGCCCTTGGCCGCGTCCACGGAGCGCTTGATATCGTCCTGCGCCCTTCTCAGGGCATCACCGTTGGCCGGCAACGGACCTTTCAGCGCGAGCGGAGGAACGCCGCCGCCGGCAAAGAAGTTCGAGCCGTAATCGTTCATCGCGATTGAGAGCTGAATCGCCTTCGATGCCTGCGCAATCGGCCCATAGTGCTTCAATCCGCAGCTGCGCCGCATGAATGAAACGTCGATAACGTCCGTCGCCTCGTAGTCCCGGCCCTCGAATTGATAGACGACCTTGAGACCCACCCGCTTGATGGTGGTCTTGGTCGGATCCATCGGCCAAAGGGAGTCGATGCCTTGCGCCGTACGCTCGATATAGGCTAGCCCACGACCATGCGTGAAGACCTGTCCCCAGAACCATTGCCAAAAGGCAAAGGCGCCGATCGTATCGTTGGGCGCCGCGTTGACGACGATCTCAAGCTTCCCGGTGACGCGCTTGGCACCATCCTTGCTGTCTCGATAAGCGTGCCGCGGGATCGACGCCAGAGTTCTCGACATGAACGCCACCGCGGCCCATACGGCCGGAACGGTCAAAGCGCTGTCCACGGTCACGGACGGCAATGTCACCGAGTTGATGCCGAAGAATGCCATGAAGTTCTCTGAACTCACCGGCACTGTCGGGTTTTCGATGGTTGCGCCGGGCGTAGCGCGCGTTTCTGCGGGTTTCTCCGCGTTTCGGCGGCCTAAGCCAAAATTCCAAGCCATCATGCCGCCTTGTTGAGTGAGAATTCAGGATCGTCCCAGGGGCTCGACATGCTGGCTGCGCCCTCGTAGGTGCCGGCCATTGCCGTCGCCATCGTCAGCGCTACTGCGCCGTCGATGCGTCCTCTGGACTTTTGCTTGTCGAGTTTGCGGTTGCCGCTTGGATCCGGCCGCACCGTCGCATTCATCATGCACATGGTCAGGACCGGATGGCCGCCATGGACCATCTGCTTGTTGAGAAGGATGGCCTCGAGCGACCTGAGTGCCGGCGACATGGAGGCGTAGCCCTGCCCAAACTGCTCGAATATGGCGTGATCGCCCTCAAGCTGCTCTTCGGTGAAGCCTACCTTCAACAACCACGGCTTGAGGTGTCGCCAGTTCCATCGGTCGAAAGCGATCTTCCGGATGTCTAGCCGCTGCGAGAGATCGAACAGATGGTAGGCGACGAACTCGTAGTCGACCGTCGGCCCGGGCGTCGTATCAAGGAACCTCTGACCATCTTCGTCAGGCTTATTCCATATGTCGTACGGCACGCGGTCAGCCTTCGCCTTGTCGCGCAGCGCATCACCTGGCAGCCAGAATGTAGGCTTGACACCCCATACAGTGCCGATGTCCGTCTCCTTTGGCGCCACCAGCACCAGAGCAGTCAAGTCCGACACTTCGGAAAGGTCTAGCCCGCCGAAAACCGGAAGGCCTTCGAATTCATGAACTGCGCCGTCACAGGCGCGCCAGATAGCCGGGGAAACAAACGGCGCCGATGCGTCGATACGCTGATTGAGATGCAGCCAGCGGAAACTGGCTTCCTCGGTCGGCTGTCGAGAGGCTCGCTCCGCATCGTCCCGCACCGCGGTGACCGACTTGAAGAAGCCGAGCGCCGGGTTTGCGGCCTTCCATGCAGCCTCGTCCAGCACGTCGCAATCTGCGGGCGCGCTATACAAGTGGCTGACAATACGCGGCGCCTTCGATGTCTCGGCGTCGTCCAACCATCTGGAAAACAAGTCGCCGTCGGTGGCAGCCTGGGTGGAGATGGCGAACACCATCGCCTTGTCGCCGTAGGCGCCCTGCGAGGTAACGATCGCCTCAACGAAATCATCCGTCGGCCCTTTGATCTGACCGACCTCGTCGAGGATAGCCAGGATTGGGGAGCCGCCGTGTGCGCTCTTCGCCTCAGCTGAACTGGCCTGATACTCCACATTCATGGACAGGCCGATGATCATTTTGCCGGATGGGACGATGCGCACCAGCTTCGACAGCTTCGGCGACATCATGCACATCTTGCTGGCGTAGTTGTAGACTTCGGCAGCCTGCTTACGCGAACGCGCGCCGGACATGATGCGGCTGTTCTGGTAGGCCTCAGGCCCAACGATGTGGGCCAGCAGAAGGCAGGCGATCGTCGCCGTCTTCGAGTTCTTGCGTGCAATCGACAGGTAGGCGCGTGCCGTGCCTGCGGGATTGTCATAGGTGCTGAGGATGAACGCCTCTTGGAACGGCAACAGCTTGATCGGCTGACCGACGAGCTCGCCCTCGGGCACCACCAGATATTCTTCGATGAACCGGCAAACCCGCTCCCCGCGCGAAAGCTTGCCGTTCGCCAGTTTTCGCCAGTCTCTCAGTCTCGGGATCGGCCCGCACTTGATCGCGGCAAGCGTCGATGCAGGAAGTTTTGCGGGCATTCATCACCTAGCCCGGACGGGCAAGCAGATCGTCCTCTAGCGGGTTGTCCCCTTCGATGTCCTTCGCTGCGTCGCGCCTCTTGGCGGCGTCCCTCGCCTCGCCCTGAACGGCGCGGGCGTGAAGGGCTAGCGATCGGCGGAAGGAAAGGATCGAACTGGCGTGCATCTGCACGATCGTTTTGCGCGGATTGGCAACGGGCGTGCCTTTTTCGGAGTAGGCCACACCGCCCTCGTCCCGCAGGAGCTTTTGCTCGCGCACCAGGTCGGCCATCGTTCTGGCCAGCATGGCCGCGAGCTCAAGCTGATGGTCGGACCATTCCGACCGAGCGAACTCGGCAACCACATTTTTGAAGAACGGATGATCCTCGTCATCAAGCGGCACGTTGGCCGGCGGCAGGATCTCGATGGCTGCCTTAGCCATGACGCGCACGGCCTCAGCGGCGCTGTCTATGCGCGCCTTCCTCTTCGCCATGTCGTGGACCCTCATCTGGCCGCCTCGCACGCTTGCGCACGCGGGAGGCAAAAAACTGTATTAGCACTAACGCTGTTGGGGGCCGCCGGTAAGGCAGCCGGGCCGGCCAGAGACCGACCCACCCCCTCCCGTCCACCAAACCTTCCATCATATCACGACATAACGTGATCGTCAAGCACAAAATTCGATGATATCAAATATAATCCAATATATTTTCCGGTCTATCCGAGTTCAATCGGGTACCCGTTCAGATCATACGTCGCGATCTTCTTGCCGTGATCCATCATCTGCTTTGCACTATCGTGATGATGCTTGCACAATGATTGCAGGTTGCGCGGATCATGGAATAATTCCATGTCGCCTTTGTGGGCCTTTCGGTGATCTACTACATCGGCGGCCGTGACATCTTCTGTGACCAGGCAGAACTCGCAGAGCGGCTGCATCGCAAGCTGATACTCGCGCAGTCGCTTCCATGCTGCTGTCTGATATAGATGGTGCCAGTCGTTGCGGGCCATAGTGTCACCGTAGATTGGTGCCGGCAGCAGCTATCGAACTTATTTCCGGCCAGCTATAACGATCTCGCGGAACTTAGCGCGCATCGTCTTCATCTCTTCCTTCTCGAGACGTCGCCCGAGATTTTCGGCGGCCAGAGAAAGCAGCAAGCGGTCCAAATCAGGAGGTACACCACGATTCTCTTTCCAGAAAATCTCTACTGCCTGGATGTCCGCTTCTTTGAGATTTGAGACGAAGACGCTTACGGACGCACTCAATACTTCGCCGTCATCAATTGTAGGAGCCACGCCTGGCATTTCTGCCTCGGTTGCGACCTCAACGGGCATGACAGACTTCTTCTCAACGGGGGGATGGCGACCATCACGGATCGAGAGGAATTTCTCGATGGTCAGCCGGTCCCACTCAGAGGTCGTATCTGCCTCTTGACGAAGAGTTGGCGACTGAGATCCCCTTGCAGGATGTATGCCCAGTAGGTGAACCCTTACGCCGTAATTCTGAGCTATTTGTACGCCAATCCTCACGTCTTCGTCGCCAGACAAGAGTATCGCCTCCGAGATGGCGCGTTGGCGAGCCAGTTCGATCAGATCGGTGACGATTAGAGAGTCTACGCCCTTCTGCTGCCCTTGGCCGTTGATAAACCCCAAGCGCAGCTTAATGTCATCCATGTCGGCAATCGCGGTCTGATCAGCGCTCATGACCGCGTTTGGGCGGATGCCGTCGTACCAATATATGCGAAGCAGCGAGGAGTTCGGCACTTTGTGTGCCATGAACGATCTTAGCTCCTCCAAGACCGACCTAGCCGAGAGCGCTAATGTTGCTCTAGCAACTTTATTTCCGGTGAGCGCCGTGCTGCCTTGAGCAAACAAATAGCCCGCATCGACAAATACTGCTGTACGCTCCAAGGATTCCCCCAACCCTAAAACTAGCAAGGGCTCCCGCAGGAGCCCTTTGTATGCCGGCGCGACCTAAAGATATCTAATCGGTCGCGACGGAGTAATCGATATATGCGCAGTGCGTACGCACAAGTCAATACGAAACGTATTAACAATACGACAAACGTACATGACACGCTAATCGACGCCAACAGCTGGACAAACGTTTTATCGCAAACAATCGACGACGCACAATTTAGTAGGCGCTGAAACACCAATATAAGAAACAAACGCGCCGAGCTCAACCACTAAAGGGAGCCCGGCGCAGGATCACCTGTCGCGAGAGGAGGCGCGCCAGGGGATGGGAAGCGGAGATGAATGCGAACAGACATATCCCGTTGCTGGGAGATTGTGCGGACTTACCATTCACCATTATCCGCAACGCTGATCTCATCCGATCTTCTATCTCGAGACATCGCATGTCTTGCAATTTCTGAGAGACGAAACCGATCCGAAATATCACTGGATCTCAGCGACGCCCGATCGAGTCGCTGTTGCATCCGTGTTTTTTTTCTACCTAGGATTGATTGGATGAGGTTAATGTGATAGTTGATTATGGTTAGCTATGGAGGAGACCATGCTTGTCATTGACCCATTCAAAGTGAGTGAGATCGTAAACAAAACGAACTTCGAGACTGTGGCCGCAAAGCTGGATATGGAGGTCGGCGACAAGATGAACGTGTCATCACTGTCGATCGACGTTATTCCGGTAAGCCTACAGGGTTTGCAAGAGCTTCGCTTCACTACCGCCGCGCCTGGGACGAAAGTGCCTTCCCATTCTCATACTGGGCCACTCGTGCGCGTTGTGACGGAGGGAGAACTGACTCTTGAAGACCAAACTTATGGTCGCGGTGATTGGATGGTGATCCCGGCAAATCACGCGTATTCGATTGATAGCCCGAGCGGCTACGCCGCAATGTGGGTATGCATAGCGTGTTGGCGTAACGCCTGAAAAAACGACAGAGGGAAAATCCCTTCGGCCCATATTGAAAAACAAAAGCGCCGAGCTCAACCCGAAGGGAAACCGCCGTAGGACTGCCACGCAACGAGAGGAGGCGCGCATGGCAATGGGATATTGAGGCCGACTACCGATCTAGCGAGTTTCGAACGTCCGCTGATGCGCTGCGCCTCAAAGCAAAACGACCGCACAAGGCGGTCGCTGGGCTTTTCGGCCCATTCATAAAGATACGGTTTGACGGCGCATTTGACCGGACATCATGCAGCAAGCTTTTCTTTGACCTGCCGCCACTCACCCCGTGCGTGCTCATCGAGACTTATCAGCGCATCGATCGCCTCATCCACAAGTGCCGTCCCTCGCTTTTCTGCATAAGCTGGAGCTAAGCCCATGGCTACACCGATGTCTTTTGCAGAGGCGTCGGTTACTGCGAGATCGAGAACTTTGGCATGGGCACCCAATGCTTTGCGCACTAACCTGAGGTGGGAAACCATCTCAACCGTTTTCACCGCTTCGTATTCCTTTCCGGACGCAGCAGATATCTCACCTGTCGGTTTTGGCTTCTTGATCCCGCCAACCCACTGTTTGCCAGGCACAAGGCCGTCGGCGCACTTCGTGGCAGCAAACGGGAGATCCTTGAACGGCACGCTTCCATCTATGCCGAAGTCCCGCAGAACCTTCCGGGCGTCTTCGGTTCCCGGTAGAGGCAGAAAGGCATCCCTGATTACCACTTCCGATGAGATTGGCTTGTGGTATGGCCGCGCTGTTAAAGGAGATCCAGCTCCACGAATATCGCGGAGATACGACCAGATCATGGTTTCCGACCGACCCAGAGTTGAGCCGCCTTTCTCGCCGCGCGCTTTTTCAGAAGGCTTGAGGGTTGATCCCTTCTTCGTCCTGCCCCATTGGACCAACTCGCCGTCGCGGAACACCAGGTTCCCGGTGGTGGCTTCCTTGCCGCCGTTGGTGTTCGTGCGGTAGGCAACCTTAGATTCCGCGCGCTTGTAGGTATTCACCTCCTCGCCAGTGAAATGCCACCGCTCTTTTCCGTCGACCTTCCAGCAGATTGCCCCCAGCAGAGCCGGCTCTGACGGCTTCACCTCGACGACGACTTCCGGATTATATTCGTGTGAGTCCGGCTCCACCTCGACGCGGTCTGGGTAGCACATATTCCGCCAGTGCCTTAGTGCATAGACCCGGCGGTAGTCGCCCCTATGCGCCAACCTTTCAAGTGCCGGCCAAGCAAGCACCTCGCGAGCTGGTTTATTGTCGTTAGCGGCAGTCCGTGCAGATTTTGCACGAGCTGACGGCGTCGGCTTTTCATCGGCGGGTGCGGTGCGCTCAGCTAGCAAGACGGATAGCGCCGACAGATCCCGATTGCTCGGCTTAGTGGTTACTTGGTCCATTTCGGTTTGGGCTCCTTCATTGCTCTAATTTCTTCCGATGCGTTCGTTGGACACCCCGGTGGCCACTCCACCAACGTCGCGGCCTTTTCCCTGGCAAGACGAAACGCCCCTAGCCGCGCCTCCTCCGCTTCTCTGACCGAGACCGAGCTCGGCATGAGCGACCGCAGTCGAGCTACCTCTGCAAGCGCGACCTCGAGCCGTTGGATCGTTGCTTTCTCATGTGCCCTTGTCCGCGAAATCTCGCTTTCCGCCTCCCTCTGCGTTTCTTCCCGAACATGGTCTGCGACGGCGATTCGGTAATAAGCGAGCGCCTCGTCGATCATGTCTTCTGCCACTCCAGGCAAGTCTGACTTACATTCCGTGGTGATGATGCGGCGAATGTAGCTCCGCAGATCTTCCCGCTTCAGGCGCGGATGCCTCATCTCAAAAGTGTAGGGGTTCATGGTCTCCTCTTCATTGGTGCAGATTTATCGTGACGTCACGCGGCTTCCGGCAAACCGGTGTTTGAAGAAATCCATTCTCGGACCAATGCAACAGCCTGCATCGCAGCGTCGTCCGTGGCGTCCGCCGCAACGACGGCCACGTCATGACCGAGTTTGGCGAGTGCCGCATGGCGCTCCTTCTGGGGTGGGCTAAGGCGCCCTTTGCCGACCTTGTTTTCGATCATCCGGATCTGACCGTCGACGAGATAGATCCGCAGATCAGCTTCGCCTGGCGTCATACCCGCAGCGATAGCTTCCTGCTGAGCGCGTGGTCCTCGCTTGGCCGCGTTCTGGTCACCTGCCAAGAGGAACAGCTTGCCGTACTCAGGAAGCTGCCGCAGAGCACGGACCTGAGCCGCTTGCAGTTCCCATTCCTTCGGCAGCGCTTCCTTGGTTGTGACCTTGCCGTTGGCCGATGTGCGGATGATGGTGCGGACGCCTTTGATGCGAACGGTCTGTTGAGTTGGTTTCATGTGGTCTCCTAAGGTGGAGAGTTTCATCCGGCGAACCGGTCAGGCTTCATCCTCATCTCAATCAGGGGATGGCGTTCCCAACGCCTCCCCCTCTGAAAGAGGGGTAAATTCCGGAAACCCGGAAATCTCAATGATATCAGATCTTTACCCGTTCCCAAAAATTCCGGGAACGCCGGGAATGGGAACGGCATTTCGTTGTTTTCATTATGTTTTCCGTTCCCATCCCCATGGGAACGCCCGTTCCCAACGGCGACCGGGAACGGATCGCCAGCATCGATATCGGTATTCCGATATTGGAACGCGGGCGGCCGGTTTCCGAAGTGGGAATTCCCGTAACGGAACAACATCAATGACTTAGGGCGGCCGGTCTTTTGGTGCTGCATCATCCAAATCTGGACGATGCCAAGCCATCATGCCCTCACCATCCCCTTCCGGAACTGCCCGAGACCGATTGCGAAGTTGCCTCCCGGCACATCAAGCCACTTCGCGGTCGTACCGCTCGCTAGGCACTTGACCACCCGGCTCGTATCGATCGCCTGCTGAGCCAATGCCTCCAGTCGATGCTTCGACAGCCCGCGGAGTTCATCCGGCAATCTATCCTTCTGATCGAACAGCCCGGTCGCGCCAGTCTTCGTGTAGGGTTGGCCGCCTTTGGCCGCCGCCGCGACTGCCTCGACGAGCATCTCGATCATGTCCTCCTGGGGAACGGCCTTCGCACCAAGGCTCGCTGTCCGGTCGACGAGCAAGCCAAAGTCGTTGCGGACGTAAGTCGAGACGATTCGCCGTGCTGCGCCGTTGGCCTTGACCACACCCCCCAAAACCACGCGGTTCGGCGAATAGGTGACGCCCATCTCTTTGCACACTGCCTTCGCCCGCTTCTCCTCGGCCGGCCAAAGCGCGTAGGCCAGACGCAATCCATCCACCAATGCTGTGCTCCCACGGATCGCCTCGCGCGCATCGGCGAGGCTCTCGATCGGCGTAGTCCGGCCTGTCTTTTTCATATGGTGGGCGACAAATGTTGTGGCACCAGTTTCTGCTGCCAAACGACCAATCGATGCGCAGACGAAAGCGCCTGCGGCGGGATCCTCGTTGAGCGCGACATGCGCAAAGCTGGCGAGCGGATCCAAAGTCACCACCCGAAGATCTTCTATTGAGGTGAGCTGGTCGCAGAGACGTTTCCACGCGTCCGTCTCCACTAAGCCATGCTTCCGGTCGTCTTTCCAGAAGACCTGCGGACCGCCGGCCGATGGCAGCGGGACAACGATCATGCGGTCTTTGTTGGGCCCGAAGCGCTGGCCGCGCTCATCGAGTGACGCCAGGCGGCGATGCACTTCGCCAGCGTCGTCCTCGGCTGTTACCATCACCGCTGTGCCCGTCACTTTAACGCGGCCCCCAAAGATTGGCGCGTCCATGACGTTCGAGCCAAACGCGACGCGCTGGTGCAGGCTCAGGAGAGCGTATGACTTACCTGTGTCGCCCATGGCCGCGACCATGGCAGGCACGCCAAGCGGGATGCCGCTGTCGACGAGCTCTTCGACTACCGGCGGCTCTCCAGCGAACCGGGCACCGGTCCAGTCGAAAATAGAGAAGGCCGGCTTGTTGTCGTTCGCCGCCGCTGGACCCTCTGTCTTGGCGGCTTGCTTTCGAGTGCTGTTTTGGACGAATCGATCCAAGATGGCAGGATCAATGGGCGGTGTGTTGTCGAGTTGAATATCCGGCTCTGGAGGATGACGTGGGCTAAGTATGCCTGCCTTCAGACCGTTTTCGATCGTCTTAAAACTGCGAGGCAAGTCCCGGCCCCATCCCCGCGCAACGTCTTGGAGCCAGGAGCGGGCATCGCTTTCACCAACATGACCGCCGCCTACCCACTGTCCGAGATTGAAGGCCGCGTCGTTCAGATTGTTGTTCCGATCGCCCATCGGTGCACCGGCCAAGTCGGCAAGCTCCCGGTCGACGGCCGCATCAACATAGGCGTTATTGGTTCCGGCAGGTGTCGGCAGATACCGGGAGGCGTCGGCGGGAACTGCCTTCGGCTTAACCAGATCCAGCAGCCAGGCTGGCGAGTCGGCAATCTCACGGACATCGTCGGCCCAGTCATACCGGCGGCCGTCGCCCATTGAGCTGCCTGCGGCGATGACGTAACCGCCCTCGCCGCGAATATCGACGCCAGCGCCAAGCGCGCCGCGGTTGCGGACTCCTTCATCGTGTTTGAAGTAGACGTGCATCCCGCCGTTCGGCGTTGTCACACGAGCCGTCTCGGGCAGATGACCGTGTTCGGTCTCCATGGCTTCAAGCCAGTCGAAACCATTCGCTGCGCCTGGCTTGTTGTCGATGTCGAGCACGAAGAAACCCGTTGGCGAGCCGGTCGGCAGGCCGATCATTGCCTTCGGATAACGCCCCCAGGCGCGCTCTACGACTGACGGCAGTTTGTAGGCGCCGTGGACACCCTTCGCTGTCAGCGGGGTCTTAGGTCCGCGCTCTTCCAGTTCGCCGGTCTGTGGATCGTAAACGTCCTCCGCCTCGTGTCGGCACGGAAAGCAGGGCCATCCCTGTTCGGCGTAAGCGACAGCGATTGCTTGCGCGCTCAGAATAAGATCAGGCGGCGTTTTTGGAAGTGGAACCATCGGCGGTAACTAGCTCCGAGTACGAGTGGATTGCTGCTGTGGTAATTGCTGAAACAGTGGAGGGCGCGAACGTCACCGATCGGCGACCTCCCAATGCGGTCGGGGCGTATGTGAGCAATCGACCATCTGGCGCGCGCAACAGGCGCATGCCGCAGATACGGATCTCGCCGGTGATTTGCAGATCGAAGGTGGCCACAAGCGCCATCGACCCGCCGCCCGGATTGGCGACGGGATTGAGGTTTTCAATGATCATCGGCGATAAATGCCGGATTCGACGCGATCGATGTGAGCAGCGTCGTTTTCGATCTTCTCGATGACAGCCTGCCATACGAAATCAGCGGTTCGACGATCCGCGAAGAAGGCATCCCCAACATGCCTTGCAACTCCAGATCGAGGCGCGTTCCCCTCTCCCGCGAATTCCACAAAACTAAATCGCCGGCGATCACCTGTCTCGCCTTCCGTCGCCAATGCTTTCTCCGGAAATAACATCGGCGACCGATCGATCAGCCTGGCATCGGCAGCGTAACCATCGAGGAAGTCGATGGCGACGGCAAAGCCGTGGATCCGAGGGAGTGGTCGCACCGTCGCGGGCTGATTCTTCGCAAGCCTCTGCAGTCGCGAGTCGTTAGAAAATGAGCGCAAAATTCCTCCTCCCGGCGCTACGGCCGGATAAATAGGTTTTGTGATGTCGGTTGGTGGGTTAGGCGGTGCGGGCTGACGCGGCCTCGGCTTGACACATCCAAGCTGACAGGGACGACCGGCGGGCGGCCACGGTGCCGCCAAGTTTGAAGTGCGGCACGATCCTGTCGTAAGTTAAACGGTATACTTGCCGTTGTGTCACACCTAAAAACTTTGCTATGGCCGGCGCGCCCATCAGGAGATCGCCGTCGATAAAATTGTCGTTCTGATTGTTCATGGTGCTCCTCTCGACGTCGGACAGAATCCTTGCGTCGCTTTGTCCGTCTTGATTTGTTTGAGAAGGTTCGGTGACCGGCACACCGCGGCCGGGTTGATAGCTAATCGACGTTTCCTGCGCCGCCCGATCTGCGGGCTGTCAGGCGAGTTTTCCTCGCAACTTAGGAACGGCTGAGCGTCCTGGTGGGCACCACCCCACATATTGCGACCACCACAATCGCAATAACTACATCATTAGGGTTTTTACAAATTTGTCAATGACAGCAGTTACGCTGCCGGCAGCAAGTTCTCCTGATCACCCGCGGAATACCGCCGGTTACATTGGTGATGGTCAACACTTGAATTTCATGTGCCTCTACCCCATCGTGTGGCTCGAAATCACGAGGTCACATGGCAAAAATCAAAAAGCGAAGCTGGACGAACGCGAGCGGAAAGCATGAGGCGTGGCAGTTGGATTTCACCGATCGGTTCGGCAGGCGACATAGAGAGCAATTCAATCTCAAACGCGACGCTGAGAACCGACTCGGCGAATTGCACGGCACTACCCGCGCAGGCACATATCGCGCGCTGGCCGAAAAGTCCGACGTCGCGGCAGCGTGCAAGGCGTTCTGCGAATACATGACCGAGCGCGCGGATCGAAAGGAGAAGGTTACCGAATCCTATCTCCGCACGACGCGCCAGCACGCCGAGAACTATATCGATCCAGTGAACGAATACGTGGTGAGACGGCCCGGCGTTGTGCGGAAGGACACGATCAACTTTAAGGGCGGCATCGGTACTATCAAACTGTCCGACTTGACGGCGGCCCGAGTGATCAAGTTTCGCGACGACATGCGGAAGCACAGCGCCGGCATTGTCACCACCCGAAGAGTTATGGGTACACTGTCACGGATACTGAAGCATGCAGTCGAGAGTGACATGGCAACAATGAACGTTGCCAAGGGCATCAGGGTCATCGGCACCCGCGATGAGGATTCCGAACGTGTAACGCCACCGGCTAAAGCTGATCTCGCAGCTCTTCTGAAAGCTGCTAAGCCGGACTTCAAGATTCGGATACAGTTCGCCGCAGCTACCGGCCTCCGCGCTTCTGAGCAGTGGGCACTTCGTTGGTCTCGGATCGATCTGCAAGCGGGCAAAGTCACGGTCGACAGCCGAGTGGACGCATTCGGCAATATCGACGTAACCAAAAGTGCTGCGGGCATGCGAACGGTGCCAATCGGCAGAGCGATGGTTGAAGAGCTTTCCGCCTGGCGCGATCGATCGAAGCACAAGGAGAACGACGGGTTTGTCTTTCCGGATTCGCGCGGAGGCTTTACCCGACACACCAACTACATGAAGCGAAACTGGTCCCCGCTTGTCATTGCGGCAGAAGTCGAGCCTATAGGGTGGCACGCCCTAAGGCATTATGCCGTATCCACCTGGATCGAGGCAGGCCTTCAGCCAAAAGCGGTACAGACCCTAGCCGGCCACGCTTCGTATGCCATAACGATGAATCGATATGGCCATCTATTTCCCTCGGACGACCACCAAGCAGCTTTCGACAAGATCGCAGCGACACTAGCAGAAGCCGAATGACACATATCTGGCACACGGCACGCCACATACCCTGCAGTGCATAGATTCACCGCGTGACTTTTAATCAGTAGGTCAAGGGTTCGAACCCCTTCGCTCTCACCATCTTTTCAAATGTTTAGGCATGAAAGACCGGCAATCTCGGGACTGACGTCGGTTCCAAAGGATTAGACACCAGTTCCCCGCAGCCGCGATCCGACCATTCGCAGCCCGCTTCGTGCCGCAGGGACTGCCCCGTCATCCGCCATCTCCGGTTTCTCAACTCCCCGGCACCGCAGGAACATCTTTCCGCGATCGGTGTTATCTCCGGCTAAGGAGCTTGCCATGCGAATTATCTTCGTCGTTCTTATCTGTTCGGTCTTGAGCATTCTGGTTTTCAAATACAGGGACCAGTCCCTCGGCGACACCCAGATCATGGCGTCACCGTCGCAAATGTCCGCCGGGAGCTGACCGGCCGCAGGCCATCCGCCCGGAACATTCGGGCGGATTGGCGGTTCTTATCGTCTGATAAGGAGAACCCGGATGAGACGCAGCACCATGATGATGGCCGTAACGGCACTGATCGTCGGCGCGCTGGCCGCGACATTTACCATGCCGCCCCTCGGCCAGCAGGCGAGCGAAAAAACAGCCCGACTCGATGGCACCCAGACGGAAACGGCCTTCCTGCCCGAACGTTTCGGCGTCTCGGGCAGCGAGCAGTAG